CGTTTCCGTCGCCGTTTCCGTCGCCGTTTCCACTACCTTCCTTTGAATTTGGTTTGACATCGGGATGGTCTGTGTTCCATTGCGTAACGAAATCCGCTTGGTCTTTCTGCGCGTTGCCGTTGCTTGTTTTAAACATCGGCTCTACCTGCGCGATGAAATCGTCAAGTTCTGTCTCGTCGTTTACCAAGAGCTTCATCAGGGTATCTAACTGCTCGTTGATAGTTCTCTCTGAGAGATAGCATTTTTTGCCGCCTCTTGTCAGAATTGCGCTAATTTTTTTAGCCGCTTCGTTTTGAGTAAATTTCATATTTGGTGAAAATTTTATAATTATCTGCCACAAAAATAAAGACGAGGGAAATCGGGTTCCATATTATTATTGTCAAACATTGTCACGGGTGACATCAATAGGGTAAAATAGAATTAAGCCAAACACTCCCTTTGGGTACCTTTGTCCTCAAAGGGATAGGAGGAAATCGCGACCCCTTCCGACAAGCAGGTTTCTTTGGCATATTTACTGCTTCCCTTGTTTTTCTTTAATATGCCTGTAACTTTTAAATTTTGAAATATGCCTAAGAAAAAGACAACAGAAGAATTTATTGAGAGCGCAATAGCAAAACACGGAAACAAGTACGACTACTCAAAGGTTCAGTATGCAAACGCCGCAACAAAAGTTTGCATTATATGCCCCACTCACGGGGAGTTTATGATTACCCCAAACAATCACCTTACAGGCAGCGGTTGCCCCGTATGCGGGGCAAAGAAACAAGCTCAGTCAAGACGTGATATTGTATTCGGGTTCGGAATGAATGACTACAACGGAATCGTTCATCAAGACGAGCACGTACAGAATATATATAATGTATGGACGCAAATGCTACGTCGCTGCTATTCGGAGAAAAGTCTTGAATATAAGAAAACGTATGTCGGTTGTGGCGTATGTGAGGAATGGCGCTCATTTTCTGCTTTTCTTGCGTGGGCTGATGACTCATCAAACGGCTACCGCGAGGGCTATGCAATAGACAAGGATATAATCAAGCATGGTAACAAAGTATATTCTCCCGACGCTTGCGTATTTACGCCGGACAGAATCAACACCTTATTTACTAAGGCGGGCACGCTACGCGGCGACACACCGATTGGAGTGGTAAGGGTAAGAGACAGTTTTCGTGTCTGTTTCGGCATAAACGGCGAGAATATTAACGGTGGTCTTTACACTGATATGCACGAGGCGTTCCTTAGATACAAGGAATTAAAGGAGGCGTATATAAAGAGAGTAGCTGATGAGTATTACGAGCGTGGAGATATATGCGACAAGCTCTACAATGCTCTATTAAAATATGAGGTTTGGGAGACCGACTGATATGGCAGAGGAAAAGAAAAAAATAAAGATAATACAACCACAGGCGGGCGGGCAGGAATTGTTCGTCCGTTCCAATGTGGATATAGCGATATTCGGAGGAACGCTCGGAGGAGGTAAATCCTTCGGTGCGATTCTTGCGAATGCGGAGCCTTCGCTGGACTCAAAATATAGAGCTGCTTTCTTCCGAAAGACGCTCAAGGAGCTGAAGGGAGCCGGGTCGATAACGGACGATTTCAAGGAGGCATTTGGTGATTCCATAACAATAAAAATGTCCGAAAACCCCCGTATTACCTTTAGAAATTCCGGCGCTTTTATCGACTGCCACCAACTACTTGACGAGACACCACAGAAAATCATTGAGACATTCAAGGGTATGCAGATTGACGCAGCCTTCTTCGAGGAGCTGACGGGGTATGAATTTTTCACATGGAACTACATAGCTTCCCGTGTCCGCGGTAAATCGGGATGGTCGGGCAAGGTTCGCGCCACGACCAACCCGTCAAAGACGCACTGGGTACGCAAGCTTCTTGATTGGTATATAGGTCCCGATGGACTTGTGCCTCCCGAAAAGAGCGGAGTGGTACGCTACGTGTATCTTGACGGAACAAGCGTTGAAGATTATGTATGGGGTGACAGCAAGGAAGAAGTATATCTCAAATGCAAACCCAGCATTGACCGCAAGATAGCAAAAATGGGAGGCGTTGCAACGTATGACAACTTTATAAAGTCGTTTACCTTTATTCTTGGAAACCTTGCAGAAAACTCCGCCCTCCTGAATAATAACCCTGATTACGTAGGTAATGTTTCAGGTAGCGTGGGTGAAGCCCTTTTGCTTGGCAACTGGAACAGCGATTTGGAGGTACTGTCAGAACAGCTGATAAAGCCCTCTTTGGCACGCAAAATCATAGATAACGACGAGCAGAGAAACAACGTAAAATATGTCGTAGCCGATGTCGCAGATACCGGCACGGACAACACAATGATATTCGTGTTTGACGGATTCCACTGCATAGACTTCAAGATTTTACAGAAATCCACGCCAAGGGTAAACTGCAACTGGATGCAGGCTATGGCAGCAAAGCATAACATCCCCGATAACCATATTATATATGATGGAACAAGAGCAGCATATGTGCTTGATTACATTCCTAATGCCATCTGTTATATTTCAGCTTATGCTCCGCGCGGAAAATACCGCCGCGAGTTCAAGCTGCGCAAGGATGAGAGTTATATGCGCCTTGTGGAAGCGATAAACGGTAGACGAATATCCATAGCTCCGGAAGTAGCCAACGCCGTCTACGAGCATCAGAAGCTCAAACCGATTAGTATTCTTACGGAGTTTGTCGATGAGTGCGAGTGCGTCTACTTCAATGAGATGCCCGACGGTAAGAAGCGCCTGCCTACAAAGAAGGAGATGAACGCTACACTTGGCAGCGGTCGCTCTATGGATGTGCTTGACGTATTCTCAATGCTTATGTCGGCTTACGACCAATACGAGTATGGCTGTGAGCTTGAGAGAAGAAACGCTTACGAGACTTCGGAGAAAAACGAGATAGATACTTTTAGTGTTTACGATGATTCATTTTGGTGTTAGATATGGAACTGGAGAAAATAGAAAGAATAATTGACGGGGCGAAGAAATACGGGCATGACGTTTCGATACGTGACGTTTGCTACGGACTTCTTCGCAGCGCATTTGACAATGATTTGTTCTGCTATACCGTGGTATTCGGAACGCCGCAGAAAGACAACGATATTGCCTGCTACGAGAGACTTGATAAAGTTGAGTATCTTCTGAAACTTTTCAAGAAGAAACTCGCCCCGAAAGTAGAAAAGGACAAGAGACTTGAAAAGCTGATTGCGGAGAAAAGCGAGAGCAATAACAAGGATATTACCTTTGAGGAAAATAAGTCCGCTATGGTAGAGCTTATTTCAAGAACGGAAGAAGCTCTCACGGAGGGAACGATTGACCCCGACAAAGGCTTAAAAATCATTGCTGACCTCCGTGTAAAGCTCAACGATAAGTTCCGCGTTGAGGATAAGTCGGCAGAGCAATATATCATTGTTGAACCTAAGTTTAACCACATCTGTGACAAGACTCGCAAAGAGTGCTGGTTACAGACTAAGGAGTATGCAAAGGAGCACTGGCACCTGATTGATGACCCTAACTATAAAACCGACTAACCATTATGGCAGACATCAGTAAAATCGTACCCATCATCATGAAATGGGAGGGTGGGTTCTCAAAGAAAAAGAATGCTAAGGGCGGAGCCACCAACAAGGGCGTAACCCTCAAGACCTACCGAAGCTACTTCGGAGCCTCAAAGACGGAGAATGACCTAAAGAATATCTCCGATAAGGAATGGCTTTACATCCTAAAGACGGGATATTGGAATCCCTTCAAGGCGGATGATATTCAGTCACAGAGCGTAGCCAACATGATAGTCGATTGGGCGTGGAACAGCGGCGTTAGCGGCGTGGCAAAGAGAGTACAGCAGGTCTTGGGTGTCAAGGTGGACGGACTGTTCGGCAAGGTAACAATCGCCGCCATCAACTCCCGTGACCCAAAGACACTCTTTGACGAGATAAAGCAAAAGCGTATCGCCCGCTACTACGAGATAGTTGCCGCCGACAAAAGCCAGAAAGAGTTCCTTTCGGGCTGGCTTAACAGAGTAAATGACTTAAAATACGAATAATATGACACAGGAAGAAAGAGATTATATCGAGGTGCTTTTGTCAGACCCCGATAACCTGCTTAGGAAGAAACCATTCCATCGAGGAGTGGTAGAGACGACAAGAGGACGCAAGCCCGTAAAGACGGAGGTCTATCTTACCGATACCGTAAGGGCAACGCTGCCAGGAATAAAGAAGGTCCCCGTAACACAGGAGACATTCTGCGCGGAGCTTGACCCCTACTCTCACGACGTGCTCTTTGACGACAACGTACCCGCCATAACAGTCAAGACACAGAAGGGCGGATATATGGAACTGAAACAGTACCGCGTGGCAATACCGTTTCAGAAAATCATCTGCAACAAGCAGGTACGTCACCTCTGCACCAACCCGATGCAGCATACCCTTCTTAATACCGACCCCACGGAGAAGCAGTCAAAAGACTTCATCCGCATAAAGCAGGGCTGGGAGCAGAAGAACATGGAAGCACTGAAAACAACCTTCGTGCGTCAGCAGAAATCATACGGCGACGCAGCTCTTCTCTTCTTCATGGAGAACGGAAGGGTAGGCGCACGCAACATCTGCTTTGACGACGGATATACAATCATTACGCACAAGAATCAGAACGGCAAGCACGTCTTGGAGTGTCTGTACTACGAGGTGGACGAGATTGAGTACATTGACTGCTACGACGACGAGAAAATGACCCGTTTTACCAATGACGTAGTGGTCGGTGCGGACGGAAAAATTACCGCCAACTGGAACCGCCATGAGGCTGTATATCACGGCTTCTTAGAAAACCCTCTTATCACAAAGAGAGGTGATGTGGCATGGAACGAGGGACAGACGTTCATTACCTCCTTCGAGGCGATGTGGAACACTTTTATCGTCATTCAGAAACGCCACGGATGGGGAATCATCTACATCAAGGGACAGATTCAGGACAACGCGAAGAAAATCGCCGGCAACGTGGTGCTTGTCGATAATTCAGGCAGCCCCGAAAGCGACGCGAAGATTCTTGACTCTCCCGACCCGCAGCA